GCATGGCAGCCGCGACGGCCGCGCTCTTGGCGATCGCATCCTTGGCGGTGATGGCGCCCGTGCGCAGGGCGATGCCGGGATTGCGCCCCTGCAACGACGCTGCGAGCCCGTAGGCCGCGCCAACATTCTCGTCGATGCCCTTGCGCAGCAGCCACTCGGCGGCGCTGGGGGTCTTGCCCTCGGCGGCGTCCTTGAGCCCACCCAGGGCGTCAAGCTGGGCGTCCCGACCCGCGCCGCCCACGGAGATGTCCGCCACGGGCGCCGCTGTCTGCACGTCGACGTTGGACGCTGTGACGCCCATGCTGCCTGCGCTGCCCGCGGTGGCCTGGGGAGCTGCCCCGAGCTGCGGGGCGTTCACCACGGGGGCGGCGCCGATCGTCGGGGTCGAAGTGATCTGCGGGGCTGCCTTGATGAGCCCCGCGTCGAAGTCCACGGAGGGCGGCGCGACGGCGCCCGGCGCGTTGACGACGGGGGCCGCCGCTACCGGTGTGGCGACGCCCTGCTGGTTGCCGAAGTCGAAGGTGTTGGGCGCGTTCGGATCCCACTGGCCGAGGTTGTGGGCCGCCGTGTTGATGGCTGCCTTGTCGGCCGCCGCGGTGCCGTCGTCGCCCCCCGTCAGCTTGTCCTTGACCGCCCCGGGGATAGCCAGGGTGGCGTCGACGACGCCCTCCACGGGGTTCGAGCCCAACCCCAGCAGGCCGCCGTTGCCAATCGGGCCGTTGTTGGCGTTGTTGACGTCCTGGACCTTGTTCGGGTCCACCCGATTGCCGGCAGAATCCGTGACGTAGTTCGTGCCGTCGGCGGCGCGATTGTTCGTGTATCCGGTGGCGCCGGCCCATGACACCGAGCCGTCCGCGTTGACGGTGTAGCCCGGCGTCGACTTGAAGTACTCGTAGTCGCTTTGGGAGATCGGCGTCGCCATCAGTTCACGTCACTTCCACCTCGACCCTTGGTCGGTGACAAGCGCACCCTGGCGCGTTCCAACGATTGCGGCGAAGCCATCAATGCGCACTGTACAGTCGCCGGCTGGCAATGCCAGTTGCAGCGAGAAGGACGTGCACTTGGAGACCTTCGGGATCATCTCCCCGGTGCCGGAAAGCACCGCGCCAGGGATGCCCTTGCTGGTGAACTCCTCGTAATCCGCGTCATCGTTGTTGCGATAGATGCGCCCGCGCAGGTTGACCGTCGAGCCGCCCGACGTTCGGGTGTAGACGACGCGGCCGCGGTAGCACCGCATGCCCTGCTGGCCGGCGGTCGCCGTCGATGCCGTGCCTGGGCCGCCAGCTCCTTGCGTGGGCCGCATCCAAGGGGAACGGATGATGCCCTCGAAGGCGGTGCCGCCGTCGGTGAGCTGCGTATGGTCGCCCTCGCGCCACACGGTGCCGTCGTTCCTGAAGAGCACCAGCTGTCCGTTGACCACCAGGCAGCGGCGCATCCCCGACATGCCCGTCACCCGCCGCCAATACTTGAACGTCAGGTTGTGGACCAGCAAGTAGTTGGTGGTGAGGAAAACCACCTCGTTGGTCGCAGGGACGAAGCAGCCGTCGTAGACCGTCTCCTGTTTCTGCACCTGGGGCTGGTGCAGGTACTGGTCGATGGCGTCTTGAAAGACGACCTGACCCTGCTTGTCCACGGTGTGGATACCGCGCTCGCCCACGAAGTAAACCTTGTTGTCCGCGGCGACCAGCGGCGAGCCGGCCAGGGCGCCAACGTCGCCCTGGATGCGGTCGAAGCGGTAGTTGTTGCCGCTGCCCGAGTCGGTGAACCCGTCGCCCGAGCCGAAGTAGATCGCGTTGCGCTTGAACAGGACGCTCTGCGTGTCGAGGCTGATGCCGCCCGTCAGGTCTCCGAATTCATCGTCGAGGTCCACGATTCCCTCGTTGGTGAACTCCGGCTGTCGCCCGGGGCGCAGGTTCTTGGTGTACCAGGCCTCAGTCGGGTACTCGGCGTTGATGGCCCACATGCGGTCATCGTGAAAGAACACCGATCGTGCCGGGGGCGTGATTGCCGTCGACAGTTCGCCGATGGTGTAGAGCACCTCACCGTCGACCTGGGCCGCGTCCGCAAACGTATCGACCACCACCACTCCCGCGCCTGGCTGTGAGCGAAACGAGGCGATTCGGCGGTAGCTGGAGCCGTTGGCCGACGTGCGGTAGATGCCGACGCGCCAGGAGTAGGCGTCCTGACCAAGGTTCCAGCTTGAATAGGTGACGGTGACGGTGTTGTCTGCCGCTCCCAGCGTGACCAAGATCGGGACGGAGGGCGGGGACCGCCAGACGTTCCCCATGGGATCGATGTTCTCTTCGACAGCGACGTACCCATACTGCGCCAACGGCGTGAGGCCGCCTGCGCCAACGGACGGCGTGACGGCCAGGATGCGCGGCGGGTTGAAGGATCCGAGCCTGGTCTCCACGCCGCCAGACACCCAACTGAGCTGCGAGCTGGGCGCGAACGCCAGTCGCTCGAACTTCACAGGCTTCCCCGTCGGGTCGGCGGCAACGTCCGCCTGTTGCAGGTACGTTTCCTCGAACAGGCTCAGACCGTAGTGCCTGACGATGGTGCCGGCGTTGTCCTCGTACACCACGTTGACGGGAAGGACGGATGAAAACCTACCCTCGGCCGTGCGCTGCACCTGGTAGATGGCCTGCGGGTAGGTCAACTTCGGTGCAGCCGAGAGAGACGACACCACCGCGACGGCGTTGGCGATCAGCTTGGTCGACGTATTCATCGACACCTCCGCCCAAGTGTCCTGCGGATCGTCGGGGTCCTGGGAGTGCAGCCCCACCAGGAACATCCAGGATTGCGTCCACACGTTGGGCTCGAACCACGCCTGCGAGTCAATGTACCCGCCCGTTCCCCAGGCGGACAGGGCCAGGTTGACCGGCGTGTCGATGACGCCGCCGAACTTCAGGTTGATCCGCAGCTCGGGCGCTGTCGTCCGGTAGACGACGGCCCAATTGGTCCCGTCCGTAGACACGCCGGTGATCTGGGTCGAAGCGACGGCCTCCACTTGTTCATTCGTGACGATGGCGCCTGCCGACGTGACGATCGTTACCCGCGTCGTCGGCGTCGTATGCGACGAGCCCACGTAGCGTCTGGCCGTCGAATTGCCGGGGGGCGGCGCCAGCAGCGCCAGCGTGTTGGCGCAGGACACGCCCGCGATCGTGGTGTTCGTGGCCAGCGCCCCGGTGGCCGGGTTGTACTCCAGGTACACCGTCGCATCTGCCGAGCTTCGCGCCACGACGGTGACCGTCGCCCCGGCGTCATCGTAGTATCGCGCGTCCAGCCACGGCAACGTCGCGTGGAGGCCGGTCTTGACGGACGCCGTGTTGGTTGCCACCGCCGTGGTGATATCAAAGGACACCACGCCCAGCGCGGCCCCCGAGTCCACGTAGAACATCAGCAGCTTGTTGCCGAGCGCAGCCCCGCGGGCCGCCAGCCAGTTCCCCGTGACTGTCGCAAGGACAGCCGTCGACGCCTTGTCGATGAAGTCGACCTTGGACAGGTTGCCGTTCACCGTCGCGACCGCCAGCACGTTGCCGAGCTGGGCGAACCCCACCTGATTGACGCTCGCCTGTGCCAGCGGCGTGCGCTTCCTGACCCCCGTGGACGGCAGCGCATTGTAGGCATTGCTCCATCCGTTCGGATCGCTCGCGCTCCACTTCCAGGAACCGCTTCTGGTCAACGCATACATGCCCGAGTCTCCAGCCGCGCCCACGAAGTACGGCAGTTGACTGGTGATGTTCGCCGTGTCGTCAGTGGCCGTGTGCGAGAAGCCGCCGCGGCGGCGCCACTCGTTGAGACGTACCTGGATCACGTTGTCCAGCGTCAGGTGCGACCCCGGCTGAATCGCCAGCGGCGATTTCATCGTGTCGAGCCCGCCAGTCAGCGGCCATGAGACGGGTGTTTTCTGGAGTGACACGTCCTCGTCCTTCTCAGTTCCACAGCCGGTCAACAACAACAAGAACACCACCACTGTCGAAACGTTGCGCATTTGGAACCCCTTTTCCGGTCGTTGTGACCGACAATTGCCGTGCCTGGCAATTGTGGGGCAGTAATGAATCTACTGTAAAGTGACCGTTAATTAGCGGCCGTAGTGACCGGTAATTCACGCGTACTCCTCCAGGATGCCGTGGCCAGCGCCACCGGCGCCCCCAGCTCGCGCCGCCGTGCCGTCGTCAATTGCCCCGCCGCCGCCTGCCGCAGGTCCAACGGCTGCGTTGCCGGCTGCGGACGGCGTGACCGAGCGCTCATGCCCGAGGCCGCCGCCGCCGTAAGCCGAACTTCCCCCTGCGCCGCTGGTGGCCATGGTGTCGACGAAGTTGATCCGCACCATGATCGACGGGTGTCCGGGCGCCCCGGCTCCGTTTGTCGTCCCATTGGTAGACAGGATCCCGCCATCGCCCCCCCTGCGCGCGCGACTGGTCGCACCCGCGGTCCCGGCCGCGTCTCCCTTGCCTCCTGACCCACCGGGCGCGGTGACCAAGACGCCGCCGACGCTGAATGTCGAGTCGCCACCGTTGCCCCCGTCGCCGCCAGCCGTCGATCCGCCGGCGCCCGCTGCACCGAGGGCAAACGTGTACGTTGCCGCGAGCGGGTTGCCGAAGCGTTCGACCGGGCTGCCTGCGCCGCCGCCGCCCGCTGCGGCACACGCCGCGTTGATGACTCCGCCACCGCCGCCACCGCCACCCCACAGCCGCAAGCGGTAGTTCCTGGTCCCAGGGAACACCGCCAGCGACGTTCCCGTCAACACCGTCGAGCGCAGGAGACGACCCGTACTGAGCGGCGGGCTCGTCCGGTGCCAGCGCCCGACCTTCACGCCGGCTACAGCGACACGCCCGCTGACGCCCACGCCGCCGTTGTCGGCATCGGTGGACGTCGGGTGCCACACAAAGTTTCCCTCGCCGCCGTCCTGGGCTTCCTTGTAGCCAGACAGCATCGTCGACGCGGGGCCTCGGTTGCCGGTGATGTCCCCTGGCGTCTTGCGCAGCTCGGCCAGTGTGCCGATGGCAAGGGCGCGCAGCTTGGGGGCGCGCTCGGGGATGATCTCGGCGTCGAGGGCTTGCCTTTGGGCGTCAGCGAGGTTCCCGAGGCCTGGGTCAATCGGCCTGCCGCGCGGGCGGTCACTCATCGGACGAAGCGCCCCGGCCAGTAGCCGCGGGGCCGCACGTCACGCGGGCGCACCGGATCGGAGCTGCGCTGACCCTTTGCCCAGGTCTGCGCGCGGTCCTGGCACGACTTGAACAGCGCCATCAGCGCGGCCGGCGAGGTCTCTTCGGACACCAGGCACTTGATCGCCGCGTGCAGCTCGAAGTACTCCCGATGCTGCGCCAGCTCCTGGTCCAGGTTGACCACGGGAGTCAGGACGGCGGGCAACGGGTTGTAGCGCAGCTCATAGCTGCCCACCGACTGCTCAAGCGGGTCAATCCACAGGTTCACGCCCTCGACGCGGTACGTGCGCTCGCCGGCCCGCTCGTCGCCCGACCGATAGACCTCGCAGCGGTTGGATTGACCAGGGTCCTTCGTCACCTTGAAGACGTTGGCGAAGTCGGACGGGAGGGCCGTGTAGGGCGTCGCCTGGGTCGTGATGCTGAACGGCAGACGCGTCACCCGCCAGGCGTTGTTGACCGCGGCACAGTCAACGTAGAACGCCGTGACGGCGTCGTTGATGGCGGCATCCCACTCGTCCTCGTCCCAGGGGCCGCCCACCTGCATATTTGCAGCGGTCCGGGCTTTGGTAACCAGGGATTCAAGTGGGACGCCGGCCATAGGCTATTCCTCGGCGTCGTCGGCCGCGGGCGCGGAGTCCTCGGTCTCTTCCTCGACGGGCGCCGATTTGGCCGCCTTCTTGTCCTTCATGCATGCGCTGATCAGGTCGACCAGCGCGCCGTCGAAATCCTCGCGGGCTTCCTTCGGCACCTTCAGTGCAGCGGCCAGGTCATCGAGCGCCCGCTTCTTGACGCCGCCGTAGCTCGAATCGGGCGCGGCGGCCTTGGTCTTGCCGCCCGCCCGGTTCGCGATCTTGTCGATGAAGTCGCCCATGGCGCCTCAGAACGAGATGAACGCGACGATGTGCACGACCGCGTTGTCGGGCAGCTCGGCGTCGATGTAGTTGGTGGCATCGGTCGAAGGGTTGAGAAACTGCCCCTCGAACGTTCCATCAAGCGCACCGCCGTCCATGTCGTTGTCGCGGAGGACGAACACCGCGCCCTTGGTCTTGGCGCCGTACACGGCATCATCCACGCCAACGATGCACGCGAATCCGCCGTGGAACTTGCGAACGCCCTTCGCCAGCGGCGTGCTGGCGCCCACCGCGAACGTGTAGCGCCCCGTCTTGGTCGCCGTCTTGGTGGCGATGACGCCCGAGTCGCCGGGAAGGTCCTGCGACGAGATGGCGCCGGACGCACCCGTGACGAACGTGTGCGTGATGATGCCGAAGTTGCGCCGGTTCAGGACGCCTGCAATTGGATTGAACATGGTCGTTTCCTTTGTGAGGGCAACGGGGCCGGCGCTCGTACGGCCGGCCCCGTCACTCTCGGTTGGATTACGTCTTGTGGACGCAGACCACGTTGACGATGGGGTTGTTGCACCCGATGGTCCCGTAGTACCCAACACGGCTCTCAACGGCAGCCGCGTCCGTCATGCGCAGGATCTTCCCCACGCCGTCATCGTCGATGAACCGAGGCACCTCGGCCGACCCGCACCCGTAGAACTTCACGGTGGTCATGTCGAGCAGGTAGGACCGCTTGACCGGGCAGTATCGGTCCGGCTGCACCTTCACCTCGCCGTTGTCGGTCTGGATCTTGATGCCCTGGAAGGAGATGCCGTACGGCCCCTTCGTGGTGTCCGGTCGGTACTTGGCCGTCCCGAACAACAGGATTTCCTTGTAGTTCGTGTTGTTGGTGAAGTACACCATCGACGCCGGGTTCCCGCCGTAGCGAGCACTCGCCGTGATGGCGTCGATGCACTGGTCTTCCTTGTTCTTCGTCGACGCGGTGAAGTCCAGGATGGTCCCGCGCAACAGCGCGGACTTGGAACGGTCGACGCCCGAGGCGACGTCCGTGGTGGTCGGGACAGTGGCCGGGAACCATGCGTCCAAGCCGTTCAGCGCCGTGGGCGCCGGAGTGGCACCAACGCCGCGGTTGCCTTCGGGGAACACGAAGTCGCCGACCGCGATGGCCGCAATGGCCGTCGACAGGTTCTGGGTCATCGTGACGTAACCCTTCTCGTAGTCCTCGACGCCGACGACCTCCATGGTCGCGCCAGCGTTGCGCGCGGCCGAGGTGTGATCGTCGACAGCGGCGATCAGGGTCATGCCGTCGATGAAGAGGACCGAGTCCTCCGGCTCCTTCAGGATGAGCCGCGTCGACGCGATGTTGGTGGTCGCGTCGATCTGACCGATGCATCCGAACCCGTTGCGGTACACGTCAGTCGAAAACTGATGCGTGGTCCCGTTCATGATGCCGTCGATCTGGGTGCACAGCTCGTCGTACACCGCGCCGGCCGAATCGCTCGCCGCTGCAATCAGCAGCGAGTCAATCTGCGCGACGCCGAACTTCTTGTACCACTGCGGAAGGAACTGATAGACCTTCGTGATGCCCGTCGACGTCTTGGCGCGGTTCTGAGCCGTCGCGAAGTCGTTGGAGACCGCAGGGCTGTTGGCGTTGCGGATCGGAATGACGGGCTTGAGGCCCGACCACCGAACCTTCTTGATCATGGCGCCAAGGGCACCCTTGGACCAGCCGACCTTGCCGCGAAAGGGCAGGTCGTAATTGAGCATCAGAGCGTCGGCAAGCGTCGTGATCGTCGCGCCGGGCGTGGAACCTTGAGACATGGCGAAACCTCGCGTTCAGAGTTGTGAAAAACACACACTCCGCCGACTTCAGGTTTCGCAATTAGAGACAGTTTCGCAGTTTCAGCGGGAGACGATGCCGACTGTACCCGCGCCTTTCAGGCCGTCAATTCGAGGCTATTTATCGGTCGCAGTGACCGTTAATTGCGCTTCAGCCGCCTTTCGTTTGCGGGCCTCGTCAAGCAGGTTCTCCAGCATCTCCGCGGCTAGCGCCTTCACGGCTTCGTCATCGAGTGACCGCTTGGGCAGGCCGATGCCGTACGCCGCAATGAACTGGATGGCCCAGGTCTGCTTTGGGCTGAAGTCGTCAAAGGCGAGCTTCAACACCACATCGGTCAACGATCGCTTGTGGACCGGATCGGGGGTGTTGAACGCCTCGCGCATGCGCTCTGCGAACTGTCGGGCGCCCTTGGGCCGCCCTGTCGGGTTACCGCTCTGCCCCTTCTTGAACGGGGTCAGCTGTTTTGGGACAGGGCGCTTGCCCACAAAGGACTACCGCCCTCCGTGCAGACCCAGGCGCGCCTTGATCTGCTGCTGACGCTCGTCGATGTCATCCGAGAGCTTCAGCGACGCGGCCGGCGCAGCTCCGCCGCCGCCGGTGTTGCGTCCGAGGGATGGCGGTGCCTTGCGTGGCTTGGGGGTCGGTGTTGGCGCGGGTGCTTTGCCGCCGGCCACCTTGGCGGCGTACGCCTCGAAGGCCTCTTTCTGGTCATCGACAAGCTGCTGCTCGACGAGGGGCGCGGCCTTCGCGATGTACTTCCGTCGGTCGCCGTCGGGCTTGCCGTCGCGCTCCCACAGCCGCTGGGCGGTCTGCAACACCAGCTCGCGGCCGGACATGACCGTGGTGCGTCCTCCGTCCTCGGACACGGTTACGCGCGACGTGGCGCGCACGACAGGGATATCCAGTTCCTTGGTCACCTCGTCGACGACGCCCAGGGCTTCGCGCCTGTTGATGTCCCGCTCCCGCTGCTCTAGGCGGGTCAGTCGGTCATTGACGCCTGGATCGGTCGCCGCGGGGGCAGGCGCAGCCGGCGCAGGCGCGGCGTCATCGGCGGACAGCAGAGCATCGATGGCCTGGTCCTTCGTGAGCCCCTGGGCCTTCGCCACCGCCAAGAGGCCGCCCTTCAGCTGGGCCTCTGCCTGCTCGCGGGCACGGCGCTCGGTGCCCAGCTGTTTTTCCAGGGCTAGCCGGCGTTGCTCGGCGTCCACACGGTCCATCAGATCGCGGCGCGTGGGCGGCTCGTTGGCGGGCGCCTCCTCCTCTTCCTCGTCCTCGGTCGCAGCCGCGGCGCCGCCGGCAACCTCTTCGGTGCGGGCGTTGATGCCGTCGACCACGGCCGCGGCGTCGTCGGCGACTTCCTTGCCGCTGAACTGCCGGCCCAGCAGCGTGCGGATCTTGTCCTGCTTCTCGTCGTCGGTGCGCGCGGCCTCGGGTGCCTCGTCGTCGTCCACGACCTGGTTGTTGTCGGGCGGCGGGGACCCTTCGTTGGACAGGTCGTTCCAGGTTTCCTCGGTGGGGTCCTGCAAGCGGGACTCGCCGGGCTTCAGTCGCACACCGCCCTCGCGGGCGTTCGGGATGCCGGAGGACTCGGTCTCGATGCGGGTGGAGCGGTTGGGCTTGGACACACGGGTCTGTACGGAACGTTTCGCCATTGGGAACCTTTCGTTGCGAAGTAGGGGACGGGACTACAGGACGGGAGCGGCCTCCGGCGTGGGCTGGAGGTTGGGAAGGGGAGCGATTGCCGCGGGCATCGGCGGCGCGGCCACGGGAGACAGCGCCAGGGGCGCAGAAGGCGCGGGCGCGCCGGGAAGGGCAGCGGGAGCGGCCTTGCCGTTGGCCTTGTCGCGTGCGGCCTGGGCGATCGGCTGGAGGTAGTCGAGCAACTTCCGCATGTCGTACA